GATGGTGAGTGGTGGTACGTTGGTAGTTCCAGTGGACGCAACAGGGTAGAGTCACATAACCGTAAGAATAGTAAGCGTATGTTTGTCAATGGTAAGTATGTACCACAGTCTCACCCTTTGTGGAAGGCAGGTAGGTACAAGTCATTCGATGATGCAGCCTTCTCTAGTCTTGAGAACTATGAACGTAGTACTGAGGGCATGGTCTACATCATTACCAATCCAGCGTGGCCTAAGTGGGTTAAGATTGGCATGGCTGTTGATGCTGACGATAGGTGTAACGGATACCAGACAAGCAGTCCCTTCCGTGACTACGAGGTAGTAGCTACTATCAGTACTAACGACAGACGCAAGGCTGAGGCTATCGCACATCAGATAGCAGAAGGCATGGCTAGTGATCGCAGGAACGAATGGTTCAAGCTAAAGAAAGCACAGGCAAGACAGGTACTAGTGCAGGTAGAGGAGAAGTTGAATGGACTTTGATTTCATTTGGAAGCTAATACTAACCTGTTCGTTTATGAGTGTTAGTATTTGTCTCAGTGTTAAGTGGATTGTTGAGGCATACTTAGACTACATTCAGGTACAGACAGGGCTACGTATACTACGAAAGTCTGAGAAAGATGAGGAGATTAACGATGACCCTACTGCTTATTGATGGTGACATCATTGCTTACAAGGCAGCTATGTCTGCTGAGACACCAGTGAATTGGGGTGATGGTCACTGGACACTGCATTGTTTTGAAGATGATGTAGCTGTACGAATCTCTGACCAGATCACCAAGCTAACAGATGAAGCACCAGTGCAGGACTGCATCGTTGCTTTGTCAGATAGCGATAACTATCGCAAGAAGGTTGCACCTTACTACAAAGCTAACCGAAAGAAAACTCGTAAGCCTATGCTGTTACCTTACGCTAGGGAATACATCATGGGTAAGTACAACACAATTATATATAAGGGATTAGAAGCTGATGATGTCCTTGGGATACTTGGTACTGCGAACGCAGATACTATTATATGGTCTGAAGATAAAGACCTACTCACTGTGCCAGCAAAGCACTGGCTTAATGGTGAGGTTGTTACAATCACTGAAGAAGAAGCTAACTACAATTTCGCTTACCAAACTCTGGTTGGTGACAGTACAGATAACTATAGCGGCTGTCCAACTATTGGTCCCAAGACTGCTAATAAACTTTTGTCTAATGGTTGTGGATGGGATAAGGTGGTTGATGCGTTTAAGGCTAAAGGTCTATCTGAAGAAGTAGCACTAGAGAACGCACGACTAGCACGTATCCTACGTAACGGTGAGTATGACACAGACACAGGAGAGGTAAAGTTATGGCATCCCAGCAACGACACGAAGCTTACATGAAAGCACAAGCAGAGTTTGACATGGTAAACAGCCCTGCCCACTACGCAGATAGTGGCATTGAAACCATTGACTACATCGTGGACGTACTAGGTGAGTACGAAGCTATCAGCTACTGCCATGGCAATGTCATCAAGTATACAGGCTCACGCCTATTCAAGAAGGGCAACCCTATTCAGGATGCAGAGAAGGCAGTGTGGTATCTTAACAAGATGATTGATCTACTAAAGAAAACAAAGGGAGTAAATTGGTAATGAGTATTGAGATACATCCAGACATTGTAACGTACAAGGTAGAGACTTACGATGATGATGGTAAGATGACAACATCAACACAACAGATGTTCTTAACTGAGGGTGACTTAACTGACCACCTCTATCATTTCAAGTCCTTCCTACAGGGTGCAGGGTTTAACTACGTAGACAATGTGTATGCAGTCAAAAGTGATGGTAACGAGGTAGGTGAGGAATGATGAACTTTTATGAGTACCAGATTGGTGCATTGAAGACAGCAGTATATCCTAAGACATATGCTGTATCCTATCCTGCCCTTGGTTTAGCTGAGGAAGCAGGTGAGGTAGCAGGTAAGATTGCTAAGATGATGCGTGATGAGATACCAATGCAGGATCAAAAGCAAGCTATTGCAACAGAGATGGGTGATGTACTGTGGATGTTAGCAGCACTAGCCCATGACTGTGGCCTGTCACTACAGACTATTGCAGAGATGAACGTAGAGAAACTAAAGAAACGACAACAGAATAATACACTACACGGAGAGGGTGACAACCGATGAGAAGCAACTACTTACCAACAGACTACCAGACTTTCATTGCTACTAGTCGGTATGCACGATGGCTTGAGGATGAGAACAGGCGAGAGACTTGGCCTGAGACAGTACAGCGATACATCAACTACATTGCTACCACTGGTCTACCCCCTAAAGACTTAGAGGAAATCGAAGAAGCTATCATCAACCTTGAAGTCATGCCTAGCATGAGAGCCTTGATGACAGCAGGGGTAGCAGCAGATCGTGACAACACCTGCATCTACAACTGTAGCTACCTGCCAGTAGACCACATCCGTGCCTTTGATGAGGCTATGTTCATTCTACTGTGTGGCACTGGTGTAGGTTTCAGCGTAGAACGTCAGTCTATTGCCAAGTTACCTGATGTACCTGATGCACTAGAAATTAGTGATGACATCATTGCAGTCAAGGACAGTAAGGAAGGCTGGGCTAGGGCATTGCATAAGCTACTGTCACACTTGTACTCAGGTGACATCCCTAAGTGGGACTTGTCTGCTATTCGTCCAGCAGGTGCGAGGCTCAAGACCTTTGGTGGTAGAGCCAGTGGACCAGAGCCATTGAATGACTTGTTTAACTTTGTGGTAGACAAGTTCAAGGCAGCAGCAGGACGTAAGCTTACCAGCATTGAGTGTCACGACATCATGTGCAAGATTGGTGAGGTTGTGGTAGTGGGTGGTGTACGCCGTTCAGCTATGATCAGTCTATCTAACCTCAGTGATGGACGTATGGCACATGCTAAGTCAGGTCAGTGGTGGGAGAATGAAGGTCAACGTGCGTTGGCTAATAACTCTGTAGCCTACACAGACAAGCCTGACATGGAAGGTTTCATGCGTGAGTGGTTGTCCCTCGTTGAGTCTAAGTCTGGTGAACGTGGCATCTTCTCTCGCCCAGCAGCAGACAAGCACGTAGAGATGAATGGACGTAGAGAGACAGGACATGAGTGGGGTACTAACCCTTGTTCTGAGATTATCCTACGCCCTTACCAGTTCTGTAATCTAACAGAGGTTGTTGTACGTGAAACAGATGACTTAGAAAGTCTACGCCGGAAGGTACGCCTTGCCACTATCCTTGGTACAGCACAGTCTACCTTTACTAAGATGCCATACTTGCGTAAGATTTGGCAGAAGAATACAGAAGAAGAACGACTGCTTGGTGTATCACTGACAGGCATCATGGACAACCCTGTACTATCTAAGACTGTTGATAGCCCACGCTGGCTACAAGAGTTGAAGGCACAGGCCGTTGATGTCAACCGTGTCTACGCTGACAAGCTAGGTGTACCAGCTTCTGCTGCTATCACCTGTGTCAAACCATCCGGTACTGTATCTCAGCTAACTGACACAGCTTCTGGTATTCATGCACGGCATAGTGCTTACTACATCCGTACTGTACGTGGTGATAACAAAGACCCACTAACACAGTTTATGAAGGACAGTGGCATACCTGCTGAACCATGCGTGATGAAGCCTGACTCTACTACAGTGTTCAGCTTCCCTACTAAGTCACCATCTGGTGCTGTAACTCGCAACGACATGACTGCACTACAGCAGCTAGAGTTATGGAAGAACTACGCACTCAACTGGTGCGAACACAAACCATCAGTGACTATCACAGTCAAGGATGCAGAGTGGATGGCAGTGGGTGCATGGGTCTATGAGAACTTTGACATTTGTTCAGGTATCTCATTCCTACCTCACAGTGACCACACGTATGCACAAGCACCATATCAGGACATTGATGAAGAAACATATAATGACCTGAAGAAACAGATGCCTACTAGTATTGATTGGACTGCCTTATCAAACTACGAAAAAGTAGACACAACAAGTGGTAGTCAGACGTTAGCCTGTACTGCTGGTGCATGTGAACTCGTTGACATATAGTCTAAACTGTACCTATTAGCGAAAGTTAAAGAAAATGAAAGTACTTGGATAC